CAAAGCACCGATGAAGAAATGATTAAGTCAGCCGCAATCGTCAAGACCAAGACTCTTGCCCCGTGGAAAGAGTTGCGGTTGCAAAAGCGCAAGCTAAAAAAGTCGCAGGCCGTAGAACGCAAAGCAATAAAGCAAGTTCGCCCATCGCCCATTGGCAGACGGATTGTTAAAGTGTCTGATATCGTTGAAATTCCTGTAATGCCTGAAGTTGAAACGCTTGAAATTGTTATAGACAACCCACCAACCCGTCAGGAAATGTTGCAACAAGCTGAAACGATTGGTATGAAGGTTGACAAACGCTGGTCAGATGCAACACTGTTGAAACACATTGAGGAGCTGGAATGGGCTACACAAAACGACAATTCATAAGTGCTGCCTTTGAGGAGATCGGCCTTGCGTCTTATGTGTTTGATCTACAGCCCGAACAGCTTGAATCTGCCTTGCGTCGATTAGATGCAATGATGGCAGACTGGAACGCCAAGGGCATCCGATTAGGTTACCCTTTGCCATCCAGCCCACAGGATAGTGATCTTGACGAAGAAACCCTAGTGCCTGATTCGGCTTACGAGGCAATTATTTGTAGTCTAGCCATCAGACTTGCGCCAAGTTTTGGCAAGCAAGTAATGGTTGAGACCAAGACCACTGCCAAGCAAGGGTATGACATCTTGCTTCAAAGAGCCACATTCCCGCTTGAAAAACAACTTCCAGCCACAACCCCAGCGGGTGCTGGCAACAAGCCGTGGAGAGTCTACGATAATCCGTTTATCAGGCCACCAGCCAACCCAGTCACCGCTGGCCCTGATGGGCCTATCGAATATTACTAAGGACAATCATGCCAACGATCAATCAGTTGCCTGTACTCAATACGATTTCAAGCGGAGACCAGTTACCCGTTTATTCGCCAAACAATGGAGATGCAAGACGCACATCAATCGGCAGTTTGCTGACGTTTTTCCAGCAGAGTTTTGCATCGCCAACGCTGGCGGTGAATCTCTTTGTGCCTGGCAATGGGTTTAATATCACCGTGCCGACTCCTGTCAGCAATGACCAATGGATGCTTTTGCAACCTGCTGGAACACTGGCAACTGGCACAATTACTTTGCCTTTAAATACTGGTGTGCCTGATGGCACTTCTGTGCTGATTACTACTACGCAAGAGATCACCTCGCTAACGATTGCACTTAATGGTGCTAGTGCTATTTATGGTGCAGTAACTTCATTGGCGGCTGGAACTGCAACAGCAATTCGATTCTATCAACCCACAAATTCGTGGTATCAGATCATTGCAAATAATGTTTATGCGGCAGGTATGCAGACTTTTTTGTCAACACCATCAAGCGCCAACCTTCGTGCAGCAATGACAGATGAGACTGGAACTGGTCTGTTGGTATTCAACAACACCCCGACTTTAATAACTCCGATTCTAGGCGTACCGACTTCGGGGACATTGAGCAATTGCACAGGTTTACCAATTGGAACTGGCGTATCTGGTTTGGCTGCTAATGTGGCAACATTTTTGGCAACGCCATCGAGTGCAAATCTGGCTACTGCACTGACCGATGAAACAGGCACAGGGTCAGCGGTATTTGCCAACACCCCTACATTGGTGACACCAGTTATCGGTGCAGCTACCGGCACAAGCCTATCAACCACGGGCAATCAAGTCATTACGGGCACGGGCAAGCAGGGCTATGCAGTTGGCGCAGGAGGCGGTGTGCTACAAGCCACAAGCAAAGCTACAGCCGTAACCCTTAACAAGTCATGCGGTCAAATTACGATGAATGGCGCTGCATTGGCAGCATCCACTACCGTAACCTTCACGATGACAAACAGCACTGTTGAATCTGGCGACATCATCGTGATAAATCACATTTCTGGCGGTACGCTTGGCTCGTATACATTTAACGCATCCTGCGGTATCGGCACTGCTGACATTAACATTCGCAACGTTTCGTTAGGTTCTTTATCAGAAGCTGTGATTTTGCGCTTTGCTGTTATTAAAGTTGTGGATACTTGATGGCTTCCAAACCTAAATCATCGGTGAATGCGGCTGGCAACTACACTAAGCCAACCATGCGCAAAGGCCTGTTTGAGAAAATCAAGGCAGGGACAAAGGGCGGCGACCCAAACGAATGGTCAGCCCGAAAAGCTCAATTGTTGGCGGTAGAGTACAAGAAAAAGGGTGGTGGCTATAAATGAAAGCCCCGCAGAAAAGCCTTAAAGATTGGGGTTCTCAGGATTGGCGCACCAAATCGGGAAAGCCATCGTCCGAAACTGGCGAACGATATCTGCCTGCAAAGGCAATTAAGGCGTTGACTTCAGCAGAGTATGCGGCTACAACCAAAGCCAAGCGTGAGGCTACGGCCAAAGGCAAACAGTTTGCCAAGCAACCTAAAAAGATTGCCGAAAAGATTAAGGGGTTCAGATGAAAAGCCCAGCCTACGCACGCAAAGAAGGTCAGAACCCTAAAGGCGGCTTGAACGCCAAGGGCAGGGCTGCGGCAAAGGCCGAGGGCATGAATCTTAAGCCTCCCGTCAAGTCTGGCGACAATCCCCGCAGAGCATCGTTCTTAGCTCGTATGGGTGGCAACTCTGGCCCTGAATACAAAGATGGCGAACCAACTCGATTACTCTTAAGTCTGAGGGCATGGGGTGCATCATCTAAAGCAGACGCACAAGCAAAGGCAAAGAAAATCTCAGCTAGAAACAAGGCGAAGTAGTAATGCAAATACCTATCCTGAACGGTATTTACACCGACAACACACCAGAGTTGCGTACATCGTACCCAGTGAACCTTGTGCCTGTGCCTAAAACATCGGGCATAAGTAACGGTTTTCTACGACCGGGCGATGGCATTGTGTCCAACGGCACAGGGCCAGGAGTTGATCGAGGTGGCATCAACTGGCAGGGCGGTTTGTATCGGGTGATGGGTACAAAGTTAGTTGCGATAAATAGTGCGGGTGTCGTAACTACTTTGGGCGATGTGGGTGGGCCAACAAATCAACTTGTAACCTTTGATTACAGTTTTGATTTATTAGCAATAGCATCCGGTGAGCGGCTGTATTACTGGGATGGCACAACGCTGACGCAAGTGACCGACCCTGACCTTGGCGTTGTTCTTGACTTTTGCTGGGTGGATGGTTACTTCATGACCACAGACGGAGAGTTTTTAATCGTTACCGAGTTGACTAACCCGCTTGTTGTAAACCCATTGAAATATGGCAGTTCAGAAGTTGACCCAGATCCTGTGGTTGCTTTACTGAAACTGCGTAACGAGGTCTATGCGCTGAATAGAAATACCATTGAGGTATTCGATAACGTGGGCGGTGAGCTTTTTCCGTTTGCTAGAGTCGATGGCGCACAGTTGCAAAAGGGTGTGGTCGGCACACAGGCTTGTTGTGTTTTTATTGAGCGCATTGCATTTTTAGGCAGTGGGCGTAATGAAGCCCCAAGTATTTACATAGGTGCGGCGGCAACAACTCAAAAAGTTAGCACCCAAGAAATTGACAATATCTTGTTGGAATACACTGAAGCTGAGTTGGCATTGGTCAAGTTGGAAGCAAGAAACGACAAGAGCCATCAGCATCTTTATGTGCATCTGCCTGACCAGACTCTAGTTTATGATGCAGCCGCATCCGAGGCTTTACAAAGTCCTGTTTGGTTTATTCTGGTCAGCACCCTGTCAGGTCTTGTCCAATATCGTGCTCGAAACTTAGTGTGGGTTTACGACAAATGGATGGTAGGTGACCCACAGTCAAGCAATATTGGTTATCTTGTGCAGGAAACAGGCCACCACTGGGGTCAGCAAGTTTACTGGCAATTTGGCACACTCATTGTCTATAACGAAAGCAATGGAGCGATATTCAACGAGTTGGAGCTGGTAAGTTTGACAGGTAGCATTGCCCTTGGTAAGAATCCACAAATCAGTACCAGCTACTCATTAGATGGCAAGTCATACAGTCAAGAAAAGTTTATCTCGGTAGGCACGATTGGCAACACTAAGAGGCGTCTTGCATGGTTTAAGCAGGGACATATGAGGA